AATAAACAGCGACCTAAAACGGGTTATTCCAGAATCATTAGGAATATACCACTTATTTAAAGATGGTGAGTTAGTTTATATAGGTATGAGTAAGTGTATAAAAAAAAGAATATCAGAACATTACGATAATAATGACATTGACTTTAATGAGGTATTATGGTTCTGCGCTGAAATTGCAAATAAAAACATAAAAGATATATTTAGAATAGAGAGGCTAATGATTATAAAGCATAAACCTAAATTTAATACAGCATACCTATAATGATTCCCGCCACAGAAAGAGAATATAACTACTTCAAACGCAACGGACATTGCTTTGATTTAGGCTCATTAGCATACAATGAACTAACAACCGAAGGTAAGATACCAAAGAAAGCTAAAGACCCGTCAAAGGGCTTAGAATACGCTAAGAAACTACTTGTAGAGGGTTATGAAGCAGATAAGAGTTTAGCTAACGAACAAATGACTAAATACTGGCAAGACAGAATAGACAATATAGACGAATTAGTTAATAGCGCAACTAAACTAAAAGGTAGTAGTGTGTTAAGGGATGATGTATTTGTTTATTTCAAGCGATATATAGTTAATGAATATTTTAAAACATTATGAGACACTCAGATAACGACTTATTTAAAATAGGAGCTAGATTAGCCCTACACGGACAAAGCTTCATAGAAGTGTTAGACGAAATAAAAGGAACTAAGCTGTACAATAAGAAGCCTAAGATGCTACTCAATCAGTTAATGAAAGAGTTGGAGAAGGATGTAAGTATAGGTGGTGTGTTTGTAGAAGGTCAGGATGTAATTACTAATTTATCACAAAAGATTGATGAAATAGTTGATAAGGAATTAGATGACACTATATTTGAGTTGAAGAAATAACGTATGGTAATATGAAAATGTACGAGGTACAAAGTATTTTTTATATTACGTGTTACCTACTGGTGCGACTTTAAACGCCTAAACTTAATTAATAGAACTGAACCTTTTTTCTTTTCTTTTTTGAGCGGTGGCAAAATTAATTTGAAAAATTCAAATATATGATTTATAACGAAAATTGCAAGATTACATTAAAAAGACTTAAAGACAAGTCTGTTGATGGTGTAATCACATCACCACCATATAATATCAATACCGAAAGAAGTGATTGTTATTACAATAATGGATATTCTGAAATGGATGGATTAAGTGAAAATGATTATCTTGAAGTAAGAACTGATGAATTTAAAGAACTTTCAAGAGTAATTAAAGATAAAGGTGTTGTTTGCTACAACATATCTTATGCAAAAGAAAATCCAATTTTACCTACATTATTAGTTGCAAAAATCCATAATGAAACAGATTTGACTATTGCAGATATTATTTGTTGGAAGAAACCACACTCTATACCCTTTCAAACATCACCAACTAAATTAAGCAGGATTACCGAGTTGATTTATGTTTTTGTAAAGAAAGAACATTTACACACGTTTAAAACCAACAAGGATGTAAGTAAGGTGAATGAAAAAACAGGTCAGAAGTTTTACAAAAACTATGTTAACTATATAGAAGCTAAAAACAATGATGGATATAAGTGTCAATTAAAAGCGTCTTATTCACAAGATTTGTGTAGCCAATTGATTAAGATATACTTCCCTAAAGGAAGTTTAATCTATGACCCTTTTACTGGCATAGGTACTACTCAATTAAGTTGTATCGAGAATGAATGTAATTACATCGGCAGTGAACTAACATTAGAACATTTTAACATTGCAACTAAAAGGGTGCAAGAAAAAAGAAAAGAAAAAGACAATGAACCACCAACTTTATTTAATGAACTGAATTAAGCACTTGTACGTAACACCAAGCTAAGAAACGTGCGAAGCAATGTTTCCTTAGCAACTGTTAACTAACGTCTTTTTGAGGCACGAAAAAATATGTTTAAATGATTAACAAAAAGAAACTCTGCAAAGACCCTAACAACACAGAAGAGGGTAAGCTGTGTTATTACTTCACTAAATTATACGGTTGTACCTCGTGCAGCGCCAAATACAAACCCAAGACTAAAACCAAGAAGGTAAAACAGAAGATTAAGCAAGTGAGTTCTAAAAGGGCTAGGATGAATCAGGCTTATTCTGTTATGAGAAAGTTGTTTTTAAAGGATAAGACTTGTGAATTTCCTAGTTGTTCCCGCAAACACACAGAGGATAATCAACTAACCATACACCACAAGAGAGGAAGAAACGGAGAAAGATTACTAGATACAACCTATTGGATGGCTGTATGTATGGAACATCATAAATACATAGAAGAACACCGAGAAGAAAGTTTCAAGAAGGGTTGGTTAATAAATAGAAATAAAGAGATATGACATATAGTTTCAGTAGAATAAGTTCGTTTCATAATTGCCCTAGTGGATGGTTTATTTTTATTTATATTTGTATAGTAGAGTTACGGCTACTTTTAAATATTTTTACAAAGCCCTGTCAAGAGTAGAGTCCGTAACCTCGAAATTGATGGGGTTTATTTTTATGCAAGAGTTTACAAAAGAAGAATTAAAAAACGAAGAGTGGAGAGATGTAGTTGGATACGAAGGATTGTATCTGGTTAGTGATTTAGGGAGAGTAAAAAGCAGTTACATTGTTAGTAGGGCTAAAGATGGAATCATTAAAATGGGGAGCGATAAGAATGGGTATTGCAGTTTCGCTTTATGGAAAGACAAATCACAAATTACCAAGAATGGACATCGTGTAGTCGCTAAAGCATTTTTACCTAATCCAAAAAACAAACCGTGCGTGAATCATATAGATGGTGATAAAAGGAATAATCGAACAACCAACCTAGAATGGGTTACATATAAAGAAAATTCCCGACACGCGATTGAAACTGGTCTGTATAGACACCCTGAAATGAAGAAGGGGTACGACTCGCCACACAGTAAAGAGGTGTATCAGCTTACGGTAGAGGGTGTTTTTATAAAAGCGTTTGGTTCATCTATCGAGGCGGCTATAAGTTTATTTGGAGATATTAATAGAGGCTCTATTATACGCAAATGCTGTAGAGATAAATCAAGTTCTTATAAGGGTTTTCTATGGAGATACCCTAAAGACGTTAATAAAGATGCGATTTCAAAACATAAAAGAATAATACAACAGTTTTCTTTAGAGGGGATTCTTATTAAAGAGTATACTGGTACTAGTGCAGCCCAAAAAGCCACTGGAGTCTTGGCTACTGGTATAGGGAACAATGCAAACGGGAGGACAAATACCGCTGGGGGGTTTGTCTGGAAATATAAATATGATTACAATTCAATATGAAAGAAACAATATATTCTTGGAGTAGGGTTAACTATACTTGTTTAGCCGCTTGGTATCAAAATTATGTACTAGAAAAGAAGGGTGAGGACAACATCTGGAATGTCGGAGGTTTATTCGAGCATAACCTAATGGAACACGCAGCTAAAGGCGCAATGACACAAGAGGATTGCCTAGAAGCTGTTAAGAATACTTGGTACGATGCTGTTGATGGATTAGACAACCCATTTGGGTACTACGGTAAAGAAGGTAATTACATTGAAGCCGCTGAACATTACTACAACAAAACACTTCCGTTCTTCACTAAGGAGAATACTAATTGGTTATTAGGTAAAACAGTTTCAGTAGAAGAGCATTTAGAATTTACCCTTCCTTCGGGCAAAAAATTTCAAGGCTTTGTAGATAGAGTAAGTGTTGATAGTGATGGAAAGAGCAACCTAGCCATCAGAGATTATAAAATAAGCAAACGCTTTACAAGAAAAAACGTAAAAGAAAAGGCTAGACAGCTATACATTTACGCTTATGGCTATCATCAGAAACACGGAGTATATCCAGAGCAATTAGTTTTTGAGTTCTTTCAATTTTGGGACAAACCAAAGGTTATTAAGTTCAAGAAAACTGATATGGATGAGGCTATTGAGTTTGCTGAAAGTAGAATAAGAGAGATTGAAGGTAGATTAAAGGTAGAGAGAATGGGTATGAAGGGAATGTTTAACCCTGACTATAAAGAACTATTAGATGATAACGGAGAGCGTAATATGTTCTGTAAGTCTGTCTGTGGGTATCGTAATGGCTGTCCTTTCATAGACGGAAACCACCTCAAAATGTTTAAAACAAAAGAGTTACAAGATATAGAAATAAAAAAATAGAGTATATTCGTAAAAACTAAAATCAAATGTTATGAGTAAGTGGTTTAAATATGACACTAAAATAGATGGACTTTTAGGTTCTGGTAGGTCTGATTGGAGTCAAATGGCAAGAGAAATACTAGGAGATGTTGAGTATAGTAAAGTAGATGCTCTAAGGAAGTATATTAAGAGGAGAAGTAAGAAAGAAACTGAAGTAACCAACACCTCAACAACTAAATCAAATGAATATTCAACACCGTTTCAACTGTCCGCTTGGGATGAGGATGGTACTATAATGGATATTGATAAATATTGTGAACATCACGGCTTACCAAGAGAAGATATTACTTCTTATAAGCTGATTACGCATAGTAAAAATCC